ATAGCAAGATAATCAATTGCTTCAGTAGGAGCATCATCATCTCCACCACCATAAGAACCTTTCTCAACAGGTGCTTTATATGGGTATCTAAAAATTGTCATTATTTATGACTAAATACTATGTGACCTCTTTATATTTATGAAGTATAAACAAGGAAAGTATTTTCCAAGACTTCCTGGTAAATACAAGGGCAATCCTCGTAATATAATTTATAGATCATCTTGGGAATATAAATTCATGAAATGGTGTGATCAAACCCCTTCTGTACAAGAATGGGGAAGTGAAGAGATTGCTATACCTTATATATCTCCTGTTGATGGTAAACGCCATCGATATTATCCAGATTTTTATCTGAAGGTGAATAATAAGAAATATATGGTTGAAGTGAAACCTGCTAGACAGACAAAAGAACCTAAAACTCAAAGAAAACATACTAAAAGGTATATTACTGAAGTTGTTACTTGGAGTATTAATAAGGCAAAATGGAAAGCAGCAGTTGAATTTTGTAAGGATTATGGTTGGGAGTTTAAATTAATTACCGAGAAGGAACTTAGAGTATAATGGCAGGAATATTACACCCACAAGGTGCAAGATACAATTCTCTTCAGAATTTTACTTCGTTTTTTAAAGTTAAGGAAAATCATCCTAGTACGACGAATCTATATTCTGTTCATTTCTGGTCTCCAATATGTATGACTAGACAGTATGGAGGTTTAACATCAGATACTCTTGATCCTTCAAGAAATAGAGATTTAAATGTTTTATTAGATTATTATGCAAAGAATGTTAACCTTCCAAGCAAACAGATTACTACTGGTCAGGTTGTTAATGTAGGATCACCTATTAAATATGCTACTGGTTCTGCTCATAGTCAAATTAATATAACTTTTCAAATGCCCAGATCTCAACTTACGAGAAATTTCTTTGAGAGATGGATGATGAAGATGTCACAAGATTCTAATCAATATACAGATCATTTTGCGAATTATACAAGTCCTAAAATAATGATCTATAAATGGGAAAGAGGTGGTGGAGATTTAGCAATAACAGATCCTGTGCTATTAGCACAATTAAGAAATAGTCAGATGAATCCATTGATGGCAAGAAAGAATGAACTTACTGCTTGTTGGGAAGTTCAGAATGCCTTCCCTTATAATATTGGATCTGTGCAATTAAATAATGATTCTGCAAGAGTCATGGATCTTACAATAGGATTCTATTATGAACGTTATAGATTCTATACTCAAGATAAGTTTGATGACGATGGTAAGACTCAACAGGTATCTAGAAGATTAGCAAGAAATAATAATATTCAACCAGATAGAGAAACGTATAGAGATAGTGCGAATAAGAACCAAGAATGGAATACTAATCAGAAAGGAGCTTGGGGATAACTAACTAAATATATACATATACCAATCTTTTGATTTGAATACACTATGGCATTACCTAAGTTAAATGTACCTAAGTACACTTTGAAGTTGCCCTCTGATGCTCGTAGAATAGTCAATTTTAGACCATTTCTAGTTAAAGAGGAGAAATTGCTTCTTATAGCAACGGAAACAGGTGAACAACCTGAAATCGTTAAAGCTATTAAAAATATTATTACTTCATGTACTGATATTAAGGATGTTGACTCTTTATCAACATTTGATATTGAATATGTCTTCTTACAAATTCGTACCAAATCAGTTGGTGAGAATGTTACTGTAAGTGTAACATGTCCTGATGATGGAGAAACTGAAGTTGAAGTTCAGATTCCTTTAGATGAAATTAAAGTCATTAAGGATAAGAAACATACAAAAGAATTGAAATTGGATGAGGAAGTTGTATTAACAATGGGTTATCCAAGTTTAGATACTTTTGTACAAATGAACTTTACTGAAGAAGGTGGTGCTGGTGTTGATCAAGTATTCAAGATGGCAGCAAGTTGTGTAGAACAAATTTCTGATCCTAATCAAGTATATGATTGTAAAGATGTTCCTCAAAAAGAACTTCTTGAATTTTTTGATAACTTGAATAGTAAGCAATTTGGTGTTATTCAAAGTTTCTTTGAAACAATGCCTAAGTTGTCACATACTCTTAAAGTTACTAATCCTAACACTGGTAAGGAGAATGAAGTAGTACTGGAGGGTCTAGCAAGTTTTTTCGGCTAGCACTTCTTCATAATAGTCTACGTTCTTATTATGAAGGCAATTTTGCCTTAATACATCATCATAAGTGGAATATTGAGTATATTGATAACTTGATGCCTTGGGAAAAGGAGATTTACGTTAATATGTTAATAAAGTTCCTACAAGAGGAAGAACGACGTATGAAGGAGCAGAATCAATCTGGTGGCTAATACAAAGATAAAAGCATATAAATTTGTAAGCCCTGCTTCAGGAAGAGCAATGGGTGGTGCCGTTGCTTCTGCTCGTGTTACCACTATGGCTATTAATAGGCTAGGTGGTACTATTACTAGTATTGCTAATTGTACTAAGGATATCGAGAGAATTGCTGCTGCTAGTCAGAAACTAGAAGATCAGCAAGAGATCCTTGAAAGAAGAAGATTAAGAAGGGAACGAGATCAGGCAGCTGAGGAAGCTGCTGAAGTTGATAAGATGGAAAAGGGTCTTGACGGCAAAAAAGCCGCCAAGAAAAAACCTGATAATAAAACGAAAAAGGGTATTAGAGGAGCACTCGGATGGCTTGAGCAGTTTTTAGGACCACTTAGTGCTCTCTTTAAGAAACTCTTTGCTATTGGTGTTATTAAATCTACCTTAGAATATATTGGCGATCCTCAAAAGATGGAGGAACTCAAATTATTCTTACATAAGGTAAATGTTGTATTTACGAAGTTATATAATTTTTCAGCAGGATTAGTTAATTGGGGTTTAGATGGATTTTCTAAATTAAGTGATCCAGATGGTGATTTTGGTCAGAAAATTACGGGATTAGGACAGCTAATCACGGGTATCATAGGATTAAAGTACCTAATGAACCCATTTAGTCTCATAGCAGATATTATGGGATTGATGGATTGGTTTACGAACCAGCTTCCTGGTGGAGGTGGTGGTGGTCCAAAACCAGATTTACCAAATCCAAAAACAATAGCTGATAAATTTGGTGATGCTGCTGCTAAACAATATAAAGCACTTTTAAAGAAGAATAAAAACGGAGCAAAGGTATTTTTAAACTCTCTTGAGAATGGTAAAAGTCTCAGGGGAGCATTGCGTGATGCTAATAAAGCAATTGCTAAAATAGATGCTGCCAAACCAAAGAAGAAAGGACCATTAGGTCAATTGAGTGATTGGTTTAATAAAGGAAAAACCAAAGCAGGTGAGATACTTGGTACTACTAAAACTAAAACTGGTAATCTTCTTACTAATATAGGTGAAAAGGTTACTGGTCAATTAAGTAAGTGGAATCAGAGTAGAAAAGGTGTTGGTAATTGGTTTAATAAAGGTAAAGATTGGTTATTTGAGACTGGTAGTAAGAAAATCCAGCAAGGTGTAGAAATTGGACAAGCAGTTTGGCAGAAGACTCAAAGGGCATTAGCAGAGAGAGTAAAGGGAATTGGAAATGCTATTAATGGAACCATTGATGGTGCTATAGGTGGATTTAATAAACTTAAAAAAGGTGCTCAAGAGACTATTATTAAGAGAATTCTCCAACCAATACAATCCTTATTAGATCCTTTGCTATCTAAGGTTAAAGGACTTGGTAAAGGTTTACTTGACAAACTTGCTAAAATACCTGGTATAAAACCAATTTTAGAGTTTTTAAAGACTAAATGGGGAATTACAAGTTTAGGTAGTGTTGGTAAATTAGCAAGTGAAATAGGACCTAAGATGCTAGTAGGCATCGGTGGTATTGTTAACTTACTATTTTCATATGAAAGATTTAGAAGTGAAGATTCTATTGGTGGTTTAATTGAAGGTGCATCAGGTGTTTTCGATCTTGCTAGTTTATTCACAGGAGGTGCTGGATCTGTAATTTCCTCTGGTTTGGATGCGTACATGTTCGTCAGGGACATGATGCCATTTATTATGCCAAATTGGGATTTGCAGAAGCGGGAGAATGAACTTGTTAATGCATTAGGTCTCAATACCTTTAAAGGTCAAGTTGATAAATTAGGTGCTAAATTACCTCCTTTAGGTAAGATTGTTGAGATGTTTAAAGGGAATGTATCAGATCCCCTTAAGGAGAATGTTCAAAAAGGTAGTGAGGAAGTTAAGAAGAAGGGATGGTGGCCTTTTTCTGCAGGTGGCAAACTTAAGTTGCAGGAAATGATTTTTGGTAAAATATGGAAAGGTGTAAAGAAAGTTGCTAGTAGTGTATGGAGTGGTGTAAAGAAAGTTGGATCTACAATTGGTAAGATAACAAGTAATCCTATAATAGGAACTGCTTTATCATTTATACCTGGTGCTGGTCCTATTATGGCAGGTATTAATGCTGCGGTTGGGTTGACTCAAGGTAATCCTTTACAAGCCATAATGGCAGGGGCTAATCATTTCTTCCCTGGTACAATGGGTAAGATTGGTGATTTTATGGATTCTAAATGGGGTAAACTTGGAACTAGTCTATTAAGTGGAGATTTTAGAGGTGCTGCTCTCCAAGGATTAGATATGATTCCTGGTGATTTGGGAGGATTTAAGACTCATTTATCTAGTTTTATTAATGATCCCAATCCGATGAATTTACTTGGTAATATTGCTGGTGAATTGGGAATGGGTGGATTATTTGATGCTGTTACTGGAATGATGCAAGGTGATTATACTGAAGCAATACAGCAAATTGGTTCTGAAATTGGTATAGATCCAAAAGTTCTTGGAGTTGCTAAGAATGTTTCTCAGAATTGGTCTAAGGAAGGAGGAATATCACAAGAATATGTTATGCAACAAGCATTAGATTTCATTCCAGTTCCAATTATCGTTGAGAAGTTAAATTCAATTCCTACTCCTGTACCGATAAATATCGATGAGGGTGATGTATATGGTGCACTTTCTGGACTTACAAGTAGAATGTAATGGCATATAGTAAAACTACTAAATTAAATCTTTATAAGTTTGTTCAGATTAAAGAATCTGATGCAGATGCTAATGTTGGATTGGATGATCCTAGTGCTGCTAAAGCTCTGAATAAAAATATTAATAATAATACGAGAGCAATAAACAATCTTGGAACAACGATTAATTCTCTTGCAAATGTTCTTGTTGATATAAAAACTATTAATCTTGAAAGGTTAAACGAACAGGTAGATAAAAAGAAAAAGTTTAAACCAACATATAATGAACCAGAAAAGAAAAAGACATTTACATTCTTTAAGAAACTTTCACAGGGTAAAGTACCAAGTTTTCTTGAAGGTATTTTAGGACTTCTTGCTGCTGCATTTAAGTGGTTTGTTCTGTTGCCAACAATGAAGTGGTTGGCTGATCCTGCAAATCAGGATAAGGTAGTTAATATTCTTACAGGTATATCAAAAATAATTAAATTTATTTTTAGGTTGACTGAGTTTGGTGTAACTAATACACTTGATGGTCTTTATGATCTTCTTAAGGATGATGCAACTTGGTGGGAACGACTGAAAGGATTTGGTCAAGCATTTATTGGATTAGGTACGTTATTCTTAGGATTACGATGGTTAAATCCGTTAAAAATTGGTAGGACTATCGGAGATTTCAAAGGTGTGCTAAACTTCTTTAGAAACAATCTAAAGAGATCGATGAAGTTAATGAAGTCACGTAAGATGAGAATGCGTGGTGGTGGAGCACTTGGTGTTGTAACTGCAGTTGGTACTGGTGCTTATCTATTCAGTCAAGGAAGAGATGACTCTGCTCTTAATCAAGGTTTAGAAAGTGTAGCAGATAAAGTTCCAGGTTTGAGACCAGATCCAGAAACTGATGTTGGTAAAAAGGCAGGTGATTGGCTTGGTGGTCTTATTAAAGGTGCTGGTAGTTGGTTAACTGGATTAGGTAAAGATAGAAATAAAGAACAACAGGAAACTCAACCAAAGAAGAAAAAAGGACTCTTTGGTTGGGGATTTATGGGATTGGCTGCAGGTGGTATGGTGCCAATGGCATCTGCAGGTGGTTGGATTCAAGGTCCACATTCAGGTTATCCTGTATCACTAGATGGTAAGGGTGTAGATTTCATTGGTCATGGTACTGAATGGGTAGGTAGATCTGCAGGTGGTAAGGCATATGTTGTACCATTTGATACTGGTGCTACAAGAAATAACCCCAATCTTACTGCTAATCGTTGGGATGAAGCAAGGAGACTAGGGTTTACTTTACCTGGACTGGATGAAGGTGGGCAATTTGATTTTTCTAAGAGATTAATTAAACTTCATGAGGGTCTTAGACTTAATAGGTATACTGATTCTAAAGGTTTACCTACTATTGGATTTGGTCATCAAATCACTGCTAGATCTCCAATGGATATCAAGCATAATAATAGGATTAGTGAACAAAGAGCAAATCAATTATTCGCAGATGATTTTAATTATCATATAAATTTTGCTAAGAAGATACCTGGATATGGAAAAGCAAGTAGGCAACAGAGGATTGCATTACATGATTTAACATATAATATGGGGCCTAACTGGCATACTGGGTTCCCTAAGTTTATGGCAGCTTTCCAGAAAGGTGATTATAAAACTGCTGCTGCTGAATTAAGAGATAGTGCTTGGTATCAACAGGTTGGTCGTCGTGCTCCAACTATTGTTAGTTTGATGGAAAATCAGGGATTAGGAAATGCAAGTTATTTACAATCTTTAGGTGCTCTTCCAGGAGATAAAAGTAAGAAAGGTAATTTTTTTACGAAAGCGTTGAGTGGTCTTGGTAGTATGTTCTTTGGATCATCAGCTGGCGCAGCAACTTTAGATAGTGGATCATTTTTAGGTGATAAAGAAACAGCAAAAGAAGGTAAAGGTAGTCCCAATGTTATGGGTATGTCGAATCCTGAGACTGGTAAAGGATTCAATCCAGGTGGTGCACAAGATATGGCTGGTAGACCTATAGTTCTGTCTAGGGATGCTGCAGAGTCACTTGCTAGAATGATAACAGATTCTAAAGGTGTAGTAAGTCCAAGTAGGGATGTTAAGTTTAGTGGTAGAAGTGATAAGAAGAATAAGCAAATGGGTGGTCATGCCAATTCCAAACATTTGTATGGACTAGCATTAGATGTTTATGGTAAGAGTGCCAAATGGATTAAAGAACATGGAAGTGAATATGGTTGGAAAATTAATAAGAATAAAGCAATCTACAGAGGTAAAGGATCCTCAACAACTCAAAAATTATTACCTCATGGTGCTGGTTCATCTTTTGGATGGACTGGTAAAGGTAGTGGTGGACTTTTAGGTGCAGCATCTTCTGGAATGTCTATGGAAGAGAGAGTTGCCAAGGGACATGCTGGTGCTTCAGGTGGTGGAAATCGAGGTAATGCTTCACAGGTAATGGCACAGAAAAGAGAGAAGCAAGATCTTATTAAACATCAAAAAGCTAGAGATTATGCTAGACAAGAAATACAAGAAAGAACTCAAGGTATGATTAAACAAGTTATGGGTCAGGTGAATGTAGCTAATAGTGAAAATAGGCAAGCTGTTAGTGCAGCAACTCAATTAATACAACAACTTATGGGTCAATCGAGAGCATCTGCACCAAGAATGATTCCTGCTGGTGGAGGTGGTGGTGGCCGTGGTACAGAAGGTGGATTTGGTTCTATCTTAAGAACTACAGCAACTGTATTAAATTCATTTAATAATCCTTTGAGAGGTTTATTCAAATGACGTTTAAAAGGACAGGTCAAGCGGGTGAAATTGAATTACAAGTAACACTCTGGAGAGATGGTAAGAGGATACAGAATAAAGAGGGTGCTTATGATCTTCAGAATTTTATTAGAGGTGTTGAGATATATGAAAGTATAGAACAGGCAACACTTGAATGTATGCTCATTGTTGAAGATTCTGCTGGATTACTTAAATCTTTTACTGGATCAGAAATTTTTAAAGTTGCTATTGTTAGTAGTATTCAAGATAGAACATATAATTTTAGAAGTTATGAAATTGCTTCTCGTTCTAGAACTAACCAAGGTAATGATATTTACATGGTTAATTGTTGTTCAGAGGAGTATATAAGGAATGAAACTACCAATGTCTTTGGTAATTCTGATACTATCTTTACGAAAGGTACAGAAGCATCTCAGATTGTTAGACATTTACTTAAAAATAAAAAATTTATTGGTAGTGGAAAAAGATTATTTGCTCCAAAAACTTTGAATAAGCATAAGATGATTATTCCTAATTGGAGAGCATTTGATACAATTTATTGGATTGCACAAAGAACAATTCGTAAAAGTCAATCTGGTGGTGGGTTACAAAATGGGTTTGCATTTTGGGAGAATGGATTAGGATTTCATTTTAAATCCATTGATAATATGATTGATGATATTAATAATGCTAAAGGTACTGATAAAACTGATACTAAAACAGGAAAGACTACATTATATACCTATGTTTATACTCCTAAAGGAGTAGATGATGCTTCTAATGATCCATTTAAAATTGAAAAAGTTATTTTCCCAAATGAAAGAAACTTTCTAAATGGTTTACGTCATGGAACTTGGTCTGGATATAGTATAGGGTTTGATCCCGTAACCATCTCATCATCTATTATGGGAACAAGTACAGATATGTCTGTTGATGCATATCGATACTCTTTACAAGAGTCATGGAAAAATATGTCTCATCTAGGAAAGAATTCTAAGAATCCATTTGCTAGATCTGATAAAGATGTTAAAAATTTAGTTGATTATCCTAAGAGGATACGTTATACTATGCTACCTAATCAAAATTTTGATCCAAAATGGTGGGATAAATTATCTCCTCAGATGTCGAAGAATTATGAAGCACTGGTTGAATTACAAGCATATCAATGGATGAGGTTTGAATCTCTTAAAACTATTAAGTTGCAGATTGAAATTCCTGGAAATTTAGATTTATATGCTGGATCAGGAATTGATGTAATAATTCCAGATAGTTTTTCAAAAGGAAAAGGTAGATCCCCTGATCTGATACATAGTGGACGTTATATGATAGCATCATTGACACATAAGACCTTAGGTCAGAAATTGAAAACAGAACTATTCCTTGTCAAAGACTCTGTTATCTAGTATAATAATAAATAATTTCATTCACATTAACATGACGACTATGAGCGAATTCGGAGAGAACCCTCAAGCGAAGAGATCTCATGACCTAGACCATGAAGTATACCTTGATCCTAAGGATCATAAGGAACATGTCAATCATGGTATGCATGAGTATAGTGAAGAGGATTTGAAAACTTCACATGCTTACTATGAAGAGTATCATAAGAATGATGAGCCTGAGACAGGTATTAATGATTATCATCTAAGACATCAAGATAAGAAATTAGATCAGTATTGCGATAATCATCCTGATGCATTTGAGTGTAGAGTATACGATGAATGATTATTGATGATTATTTACTAGGACATTGGACTAATAAATATCAAGCACAATCCAATCCCCATAACTTTACTGAAGTGCAATGTATTTGGGAAAAGGATGGTGAATGGTACTCTTCTATGAATTTTACCAGACAAGATGGTATTGGTAATCCATATAGAAAGAGAAAGCATAAGTTACGTGTAATTTCTGATACAGAAGTTATTATGGAAAATTACGCATTGGACTTGTCACATCATCCAGAATGTGATATGATATTCAAGTTCAATGGTAATTTCTGGCATGGTAAAGTTTCTACTGATAAATGCTATGCTCAAGGTGCAAAAGTGATATCAGAAATTTATCTCTATGGTGATAAAATACATACAATGGATCAAGGAATTAATCCTAGAGGTGATATGACTTGGGGTAGTAAGAGTCTTTATAGGTTCACACGTACATTATGAAAATACAAAACATCCATGACCCATTTCCTTTAATTGTTATTGATGATCATTATAATGAAGAGCAATTAGATTTAATTTGGAAGGAGATAGATTATTTTACTCATCCATCAAGGATGCAATCATCTGAAGTATCAGATCAGAAGTTAGATGATTCAGCAAAAGATCCAGACACAGGAAAAACATTAAAGAATAATTATGTTGTCTGGTTAGATGATATGTTCCAAGATAGGGAGC